TTTCACTCGTAGAATGACGGCATCCGGCGGGAGCGCCAATCCTGCTCTGCTTGGTGCAGTCGCAGTGTATAGCGTTCCTTCCTTGTCGTAGTACTCGTAGGCGACTGAAAACTCGTTGAACGCTGGGCGTACCACGTTGTTTTGATATGCGTCAAAGCGCATGGCTGTAAACACTGGTACCACCTCTGTGCCACTCAACCGTGTTGGCATCAATACCCACTCGTGTCCGTCGTAACGTACAATCGGTGCCCTGTTGTTTTCCTGTACTGGGCACATCCGTCGAAATGTGTAATCTGCCTCTGCCAGAACTTTGTCCAGTATGTAATGCTCTGTAACGTACTGAAAACCGAAGTCTGTCACGCCTGTGTACAGGGCATCACGCAGGTAAGGTCCCCCCATGTCCCTGCTCAAGACGAAACGATTGGTCCCACTTACTCCAGGGAAGCTGTCAGTGTCTGGCGGTACAGAAACTGTCTCGTTCAGCCTGTAGTCAAACACTCCGGTCATCTCCGTCGCTGGGTAAGTAGGATAGCGCATCACTTTATGCTCATTGGGCATACAGAGTGTCTTTGCTACATCATCCAAGGTCCGCAAAGCGGCGTGGGAAGACATAGGTTATATAATGTGTGCAACTAAACAATGGTATTGCCCATCCTCCATCCATCCCGGGCCAGTACCCCGCGGGGATTAAGCCCTATTTCTTGGCGCGGATTCCTCCTGATGTCTAGTCGGAGCTCGAAGGCGGGCTCAGCACCGTATGGAACCCGAAGAACTCTGTCTTCACTGGCTCTCTCTCTGACATCGGTAACCACTGCCTGTACTGGTTTGCGTAGAGTTTACACACACGCCTCAACACCAGATTGAAGTCCACGGGAAATTCCCGCACAAACATTTCTAGGGCTGAGTTGTAGTATTCTCCTTGGTACATCCAGAACAGCTGAAGCGCCAATGTACTCGTTGCTGAGTCCACCAATGCCTTCTCCTCTTCCCGCGAACGTGGCATGTCCGAACAGAGTTTCCTCATACATCGTGACACGTTAACGAGCACGTCAAACACCAGGCCGCCCACCTTCACGTACCCTCGCGATACCATGGGGGGCATCTTCTCCAATTTCTCTTCGAGGGGTGTCTCCGGGCTGAAAATTGCTAGCCCTTCGACCTTCACCTCCCACGGGAGCTCATCCTCCCACACGCGAAGCCAAGCTTGTGCCTTGTGGTCCAGGTCTAGCAATTGCTTACCTTCCTCTGTCAAGGCCAGCAGTCTGGCGTCATCCCCGCAAATCGATATGTGGAGATGCTCTTTCACGTATCCAACCAATTCATGAATTTGCTGGGCGGTGGGGGATTTGGAAAAGTTCTTCCTCTTCATCACTACGTAGAAAATCGACATCAGATGGGTGAAGCAATTCAGCCGCAACGTATCCATGAAGCCGCTCGGCAAGCCTTGAAACTTGAACCATAGTTTTCCATCCGCTGTGACTAGTGGACCAAATACCACCATCTTGTAGAGCCAATCCAACAATTGTGGTTTCACTCCTGGACACATGAATTTCATGTGTATGAAAAAGAAATGGTGGATCATCTGGGCTAACGTCATCCTGTCAAATCCTG